GTGAGCAGCAAGTCTGGAAGATCATCAAAGAAGACGTCGAGAAGGTCGAAGCACCCAAGGTTGAGAAGCCTGCTGCACCGGCCCCGGCTCCGACCAAGGAAGCCGCCGAGAAGGAAGAAGGCGAAGGCCGCAAGGTTCGAGTCAAGGAAGCCCGCAAGGTGATGAAGGGCGACCGTCCGAAGGACACCTCAGCAGACGGCCAAGTGCTGCTGACCCTGGAAGCTGCCAAGGGCGAAGTGGTACGCATCGACGAAATGGCCAAGCAGCTGGGTCGCACCGACCGCCAAATCCGGAACAGCATCAGCTACCTGCGCCGGAAGTACGGCTTCCAGATCGAAGCTATCAACAGCCAGGAAATCAAGCTGGGATAACACCCAGCGCCCCTCCTGAGTGTGGGAGGGGCTTGTCCAGGAGCAGCTTAGGCTGTTCCTGACACCAAGGACTTGAAGACTGTCATGCTCAAGTAATAGGACCAGCTCCTCTGGGTGGAGGGGCTTGTCTTCTGTGAATAGCGGAGCCATACTTTTGGCTCCAAACAACCAAGAAAAGGAGGCGGAATGCTATCAGTAGAATCCATCACTTCCCGTGAAGACCTAGAAGAGGCCGAAACAGCCGACCTCCTGGGCCTCTACAACCATCTGACCGGCAAGTCCACCACCAAGTTCTCCAGCCGCAAGCGGGGCGTGGAGCAGGTGTGGGCGCTGGTGAAGGACAAGGTCAAACGCCCGGTACCCAAGCCCATACGCCCCGGAGTGCGTCGCAAGACATTCCGGCTGGCACCCAAGCCCCAGGACCAGCAAAAGGCCATCCGGCCCAACACCAAGCGCCGCATCCTGTTCGAGATGACCGGACGCCCAGAAGGGGCGCTGTTCAGCGAGCTGCAGGAGCTGTGCAACTGGTCCGAGAAGGACAACTACGAGGGCCTTCGGCTGCTCAACGTCTGGTGTGGTTATGGGCTGTGGAGCGAGGACGAAGGCGACGACTACAGAATCTGGCTCTGCCACACCATGCAGGAGTGGCGTGAGAAGATCGACGCAAGCAAACAGAAACAGGAGCAAAGCTAATGGCCTCACAAGCCTACGAACGACTGAACCCGGTAGCCTTTGGGCACCACGCCATCACGACAGGAGACCTCGACCCGGTCTACTGTGCCCTTTCTGAGATGCCCCTGGACGAGGCCCAGCGGAACCGTTGGCTGATCGCCTACTGGTGCTTCTACCACTGTGGGTTCGCTTCCTACGCCTCTGAGGCCGAGGGCGAAGACTTCTGGAAGGTAATGCTGGAAGCTGGCCGGAACGAGACCGTCTCCCCGGCAGGTGGCCGCTGGCCCCGTGGCTCTGAGCGCCGCCACTTCCGTGGCAAGCAGGCCGAGGCCGCCCTGAAGGAGCTGATGGCCCGCTACGGCTCCGATACCTGCGGCATGGTTAACACCATCCTGGGTGAGCCTTCCGACGAAATCCCGTTCGACCCCCTGCCGTTCAAGACGGTGGCTGACCGCGTGAAGACCCACCGGGGCTTCGGGCCGTGGATCGCCTTCAAGGTGGCGGACATGGTTGACCGGGTGATTCGCCAGCCGGTGGAGTTCAACGACGCCGCCGTGTTCATGTTCAAAGACCCTGTCAAGGGTGCCGGTCTCGTAGCCCGCTGGGTCGCCTTGGGCGAGCCTGAGACCTTCGACCCACAAGACGTCCTGGTGGCCCTGGACGAGCCGGTGACCGGGGGCGACATCCACGTTGCGGTGACCTACCTCCAGGAGAAGCTGGGGCACCTGCAGGCACCGCCGCATGCCGACCGTGCCATCAACCTGCAGGAAGTTGAAACCGTCCTGTGCAAGTGGAAGAGCCACCTCCGTGGGCACTATCCGCTGTACAACGACATCGACGAGATTCTGCACGGCCTGGACCCGAAGTGGGGCCGCACCGCTGCAGACTTCCACAAAGCCATGCCCAAGAGGGAGAACTAAGAATGACCGAAGCTAAGAAACTGCCCACCGTCCACCTGGAAGGCATGGGCGTCATGGGTGCGCTGACCGCCTACCAGCTCCAGCGGCTGGGCATCCCGTTCACGTGGCACGACATCGAGACGCCCGAGAAGGAGGCAGAGGTGTCCCCTACCGACTTCTTCACCGCGTGGCATGCCTCCACCGGGGCGGTGTTCCCGACCGGCTCTGAGGACGACATGCGCTGCCTCCGTCGCTACGAAGACGAGCTGCTGGCGGCCTACCCGGAAGCGGTGTTCAGCAAGAACGAGTGGGTGTACGGGGCCAAGAAGCCGCCGCACTCCTCCAAGTCTCCTGTGGTGCGGGAGATCGACCACCTGAAGGTGAGCGAGTGCCCGGCCTACAACTGTGACGCCCAGCTCCTGGTGCGGCAGGCCCGGAAGGACTTCGAGGAAGGCCGTATCTCAGCCGAGGAAGCCGAAGCGACCAAGCCCAACGTGGACCTGTACTTCATCTCACACGGCTGGGGCGACCGCCAGACCCACGTGTACTGGGGCTGGACGCGGCTGGTGAAGCTGAACATGGACGAGCGCCTAGCTCCGAACAGCTGCTTCTACTTCCGCAAGGACCGCTTCTTCATCACCTATGCCTACCCCGTTGGGGAATCCGGCTGGTGGTACGCTGGCTCCACCATCACCCAGCAGAAGGGAGCGAAGCCCGCCACCCACCGCATGGAGAAGGAGTATGCCCGCTGGAAGGCCAACTTCGAGGAGCTGTGCGACGGTCTCGTAACCGTGGGCGAGGAAGGCCCATACATCGAGGGCTGGCGTCCTGCTGGCGGCAAGATGCACGACACCTCCTGGGAGCAGTACAGCGTGAACCCCTTGGGCGATAACGTGTTCCAGTACCCGTGCCGCTCCCACGACGGCATCCGCCGCTTCCCAGACATCTGGGATCAGGTGGCGAAGATTATCCAGGAGGCGTCATGACTAAGCCTGTAATCAACGTCCGGGGCACCAGTGGCTCCGGCAAGTCCACTCTCATCCGGGGCTTGCTCGACAAGTACCCGGAGCGGGAGCCGGTTCATATCGAGGGCCGGAAGCGGCCCCTGTACTACGTGCTGTCCGGTGCCGAGGGCCTGCCCGACATCGCCGTGGTGGGCCACTACGAAACCGCCTGCGGTGGCTGTGACACCATCACCTCCCAGGACACCATCTTCGAGACGGTGCGGGAGCTGGCCCAGACCTACCCGGTGGTGTTCGAGGGCCTCCTGGTGAGCGCCGAGTTCAAGCGGACGCTGGCGCTGAAGGACGAGCACGGCCTGGACCTAAGCGTGTTCCACATCGAGATTCCGCTGGAGCAGTGCGTGGAATCGGTGAACGCCCGTCGCCGGGAGAAGAACCCGGACGCCCCGGACGTCAATCCGAAGAACACGGAGAACAAGTGGAAGGGCACCCGCCGCACCTGCGAGCGTCTTCGTGAGGCCGGGGTGCGTGTGTTCGAAGGCAACCGTGCTGCCTGTGCTCAGGCGGTGCTGGAGGTGTTGCGGTATGCGTAGCGAGGAATTCTTCGCCTACGCCCGTGAGCGGGAGCGCATCAGGCGTTCCCGCCTCGCTGGGCAACCGGCTCCCTGGACAGAAGACCCGGTGGTCCAGAAGTACCGCTTCTGCAACATCAACCGTGAGCACGACAGGGTGACCGCGTGGTTCCGCCACCACCTTCGTGACCCGCTGAAGGATGACCCCTTCGTGCTGCTGGCTACGGTGGCCTTCCGCTGGTTCAACCTTCCGGTGACCGGCATGGCCCTGAAGCCCATGCTGCTGGAGCGTCGCTGGGACGCCCAGGAAGCGGTCGAGCGAATCCGGGCCAACCGTCCAGAGGGACCGTGGACCACCGGGGCCTACATGATCAAGTCTCGTATCGGCCATCCGAAGGTCGAGGGGCTGTGCTGGTGCATCGACAATATCGCCCAGGACGCCGAGCACCTCGCTGCACGGGTGGAGCCGGGAGACACGACGCTGGAAGGTATGTGGGAACGGCTGTGCGAGTACCCCTATATGGGGGCCTTCATGGCCTACGAGGTGGTGACCGACCTACGCCACACCTACCTGCTCCAGGACGCCCCGGACATCGATACGTGGGCCAACCCCGGCCCCGGTGCCGCAAGGGGCCTCTGCAGGCTCCTGGGCAAGCCTCTGGACGCCCTGAACCGCAACCGTGACTCAGACCGGGCTACCATGATTGCACTCATGCAGGAGCTGCTGGATCATTCCAGGACAGAAGCCAACTGGCCCCAGGACTGGTTTCAGTGGGAGCTTCGCGAGGTCGAACATAACCTTTGCGAATGGGACAAATACGAGCGAGCGAGGCTGGGGAGGCAGGCCCAAGCAAAAGTTCCAACCGATAGCATAAAAGGAGAACCAGACATGCCTCGAACAAGACGAGGCCCCCAAGTTACCTGCCGGGGGTGCCGTGCCTACGGCTTCCCCCACCGGCTGGGTGGTGGCCGCTGCACAGGCGACGACTGGGCAGAGAGCTACTACCTGTTCGAGCGTGAGCTCTGCGAGACCTGCAACTGCAACCACAACGGCCAGTGCGAGGTAGCCACCGGCCAGGAACACATTCGTGAGTGCGAGGGGTACCAGGAGCATCTACGTATGCAGTGCCCACCGACTCATCCGACCAACGAAGAAGAGCTGGCTCGCCAGCTAGAGGAAGAGTACAATGATCGTTATTCGTGCCCGTAACGTCCAGCAGATATTGCCGGAAGCCCTTTACCAACTGGAGCGCCGTGGCGTCGACCGGGAAAGCCGGAACGGCCCGGTGAAGGTGTTCCCCGAACCCGCCACCAGCGTCTATGAACGCCCCTGCGAGCGAGTCATGTTCTGGCCCGACCGGGACTGCAACCCGTTCTTCCACCTGATGGAGAGCCTGTGGATGCTGGCGGGCCGGAATGACGTGGAGTTCGTTACCCGCTACGTGAAGACCATGGCCAACTTCTCTGATGACGGCGAGACCTTCCACGGAGCCTACGGCCACCGCTGGATCAATCACTTCGGCTTCAACCAGCTGGATGAGATCATCAAGGCCCTGTCAGAGAACCCGGACGACCGCCGTTGCGTGCTGCAAATCTGGGACGCCACCACTGACCTGGGCAAGCAGGGCAAGGACTTCCCGTGCAACATCGGTGCACACTTCCAGGTGACCCACGAGGGTAGGCTGGACATGACCGTCTTCAACCGCTCCAACGACGTGGTGTGGGGTGCCTACGGTGCCAACGCGGTTCACTTCTCCGTGCTCCAGGAATACGTGGCCAGTCGCCTGCAACGCCCCGTGGGTGTCTATCGCCAAGTGAGCGACAACCTCCATGCCTACCACGACACGCTGGCGAAGGTGGCCCACCTGTCTGCAGAGGCCGCCGACCCCATGGGCTGCCGGGTGGTGCCCGACCCCTATGCTACCGGGCAGGTTCGCCCGTTCCCGCTGATGACAGTGGACCCGGCTCGCTGGCAGGAAGACCTGGAGCAGTTCTTCGTCAACCCCTACAGCGCCTTCAACGACCCGTTCTTCAACTCTGTGGTGAAGCCCATGCAGGCCGCCCACGACGAGTATCGCCTGCGCACCGGGGAAGGCCGGTATGACGCTGCTATCGCTGCTATGCGGGACGTGGCTGCCAGCGACTGGCGGAAGGCCGGGGAAGAGTGGCTGCAGCGCCGGAAGGCCAACTACGTGGCTCGCCTGAAACGTGCCCAGGACGATGGAGTCGACTATGAGCAGCGTTGATAAGGTTCTCGCCCTGCGGGAAGGCGGCAACGTCCGCCGTTGCCACACCATGCCCCACTTGGGCGAGTACACCGTGGGCAAGCACAGCTACGATGCCGCCTGCCTGATCCTGGCCCTGCACCCGGACCCCAGCGTGGAGCTGCTGAAGGCCGTCATGCTGCACGACGTTCCCGAGCGGTGGCTGGGCGACCTCCCGGCCCCGGCCAAGTGGTACAGCCCCAACCTCGCTGGCGCTTACTCCCAAGCGGAGGAGGCGGTGGAGAACACGTGGGACGTTGGCTGGAAGGTGAGCCGCCCCAACGACATGAAGTGGCTCAATGCCGTCGACCGGGTGGAGTTCTGGCTGTGGACCCACGACCAGCTGGCCTTCGGGAACCAGCACATCACCGTCGCCAAGGAGGCGGTGGAGAAGTGGTTCGCCGAAAACTGGGAAGACATCCCTGCCCCGGTGCAGGAGTTCATCAATGAGTTCCGGTGGAAGCGCCTGCCGGAGATGAGGAGCAAAGACCATGAGTGAGAAACACAACCTGGAGTTCGTCGACGACATCGCCCAGGAGGACGCGGCTGGGCTGAAGGAAGCCTACAAGAGCTATGGCGACAGCTGGAAGAAGCGTGGAGGCGTCTCAGCCTTCATGATGCTCGCCCGCAAGTGGGACCGGCTGGAACCCCAGTGCGAGAAGAACGGCTACAACGTGTTCGACGCGGTGGCCAACGACCCCCGTGCCGAGGGTGTCATCGACGACATCCGCGACCTTCGCCGTTACCTGATGCTGGTGGAGGCCGAGCTGCGTGCTCAGGGCGTCGAAGCCGCTTCAAGTAAGCACCGGGACAACTGAGTCCCGGAGACAATAGCCAACGGCCCCGGTGTATACTGGGGCCACACCTGACCCAAGAAAGGGAGTAGAACCCAATGCGCAAAGTTGTTCAGACCAGCAAGCCCCGCAAGAACCCGGCTGACTTCCACTCACGGGTGGAAGCACTGGTTGACGGGCAGCCCGTCACCGTACTCATCGCCCACACAGACCACGACCGCATCCCGCTGAACGTAGAGGAGTTCCGGAAGGCTCGCCGGGACGGCTGCGCCTACGTTCGACTGATGAACAACCGTGGCCGCCTCCTGGCTCCCATGGGCGAGCTGGTGGAGATGCTCTTCGACGAAGACGTCGAGGTGGTGAATACCAAGAAGCCGTTCTACGCCATACAGCCCAGCAATCTGGAAGGGAAGGTGCAGTGGCTCTACGAGGTTGAGCAGGAAGCGCCAGCCAGCGCCCCGGAGAAGGTGGTGCCGTTTGGCCTGCCCAACCAGCCAATGGCGGAGCTGGCGCTCGCTCTGGGCGCATCCAAGGACCACTACAACCCGACAGCCAAGCGGCTGATCAAGGCCCTGCGGGCTTCTGGCTACAAGCGCCTGACCATCGATATTTCAACAGACAAGTTCGAGCTGGAGTAAGCATGCAGATGCCACTAATCGTACCCCCATCCGCTTGGGAGCCGCCCTCCTTGGGCAGCCTTCCAAGCTGGGAGACAGCGAAACGAGTGGCGGTGGACGTGGAAACCCGTGACCCCTACCTGAAGGAGCTGGGACCGGGTGTCCGCCGCCCTGACAGTTACATCGTGGGAATTTCCTTCGCCATCGAAGACGGGCCTTCTGGCTACCTTCCCATACGCCACCAAGGGGGCGGCAACCTCCCCGTGGAGCCGGTGCTCAACTACTTCCGCCAGCAGGCGAAGGTGTTCACCGGGGCCATCGTGGGGGCGAACCTTCCGTACGACCTGGACTGGCTGGCCCAGGAGGGCATCGTCTTCCGCAACGCGGCATGGTTCCGTGACGTGCAGATTGCGGAGCCGCTGATCGACGAGCTGCAGCTCAGTTACAGCCTCGACAACATCGCCAAGCGACACGGCTTCCCCGGCAAGGATGAGACCATGCTGAAGGAGGCCGCCAAGTATTTCCGGGTGCACCCGAAGAAGGAAATGTGGAGACTCCACAGCCGCTTCGTTGGGGCCTACGCCGAGGAAGATACCCGGCTGCCGCTGCAGCTCCTTCGCCGCCAGGAACGCATCATCGACGACCAGGACATCTGGGGCGTCTACGATCTGGAATCCCAGCTGCTCCCGGTGCTCGTGAAGATGCGCCGCCGTGGCGTTCTGATCCACCAGGACCGGCTGGCCCAGATCGAAACGTGGAGCGAGCAGCAGGAGCGAGAGGCCCTTGCTGGCGTGAAGCACCTCACCGGGGTGAACATCGCCGTGGGTGACGTGTGGAAGGCCGACGCCCTTGCCCCAGCTCTGGAGGCCATCGGTATCAAGCCCGGCAAGACCGCCACTGGCAAGATATCCATCGACAAAGACCTCCTGGCCCACACTGATCATGACGTGGCCCGGCTACTGGAGCGAGCCAGGAAGACCAACAAGCTGCGGACGACCTTCGCCCAGTCGGTGCGGAACCACATGGTGAACGGTCGCATCCACTGCACCTTCAACCAGCTGCGCATGGAGAAGGACAACGGTGACCTCGCTGGTGCCGCCTTTGGGCGTCTCAGCTGCACCAACCCGAACATGCAGCAGCAACCGGCCCGAGACGAGTTCGCCAAGATGTGGCGCGGCATCTACCTGCCGGAAGAGGGTGCGCTCTGGGCCGCCAACGACTACTCCCAGCAGGAACCCCGCATGCTGACCCACTTTGCGGAGCTGGTGGGACTGGACGGGGCCAAGGCCGCCGCCGACCGCTACCGGAACGACCCGAACGCCGACAACCACCAGATGATGGCCGACATGGCTCAGATCAGCCGGAAGGAAGCCAAGATCATCTTCCTGGGCCTGTGCTACGGCATGGGTGGGGCGAAGCTGTGCCGTGACCTTGGGCTGCCAACCGCGTGGCGTGTGCGAGACCCGGACGAACGCTGGGTGACCTACCCGGTGGACAGCGAACAAGGCCAGGAGGCCGCCAAGCGTGGTGGCCGGAAGTTCGAGGTGGCCGGTGAGCAGGGCCAGAAGCTGCTGGACGCCTTTGACCAGCGGGTTCCGTTCGTGCGCCAGCTGACCAAGCGCACCATGGACGTTGCCAAGGCCCGTGGCTACATCATGACGCTGTCTGGGCGTCGCTGCCGGTTCCCGAAGGACGACCG